TTTGTGAATTGCTTGTGCTTTGTCCATGTTCGCATGGTAAGCTAACTTTCGCTTTTTTGCAACACATACAAAAATATTTTGCTGGAGGCTTGACGTATTGTGTAAGCTGGCTTAACATTTAGTTGTGATTGATTGATAACGCCCTCACGGGTCTTTTTAGAAAGGAAGTCAAAATGTCCAAGCAATATCTCTCTTGTGCCGATACCGCTAAACTGGTTCGCGCCGTTCTCAAAGAAACATTCCCAGGTGTAAAGTTCAGCGTTCGTTCCAGCGTTTACAGCGGCGGCGCCAGCATCAATGTCAGTTATGTTGACGGCCCTTCCTACGATCAAGTCAAGGCTGTTATTGGCGTGTTTGAAGGTAGTTACTTCGACGGCATGACTGACTACAAAGGCATCAATTACAGCAGTTTGGACGGCCAGGAAGTTCGGTTTGGTGCTGACTTTATTTTTGTTAATCGTAAATTTACCGCGCCAGTTTTGACCGACGCTGTTTGCCAAGTGTTAAACAAATACGGCCTGGATAACGAAGTTGTTATTGATAGCGGCGGCCAGTACAACGGCGCTTATATCAAGTCAGTTAGCCCAAATGCTGCCAGCTTGGCGCGGGGTTACAGCCAGTACGACATTGAACGGTTAATCAACAAGGCAGCCAGCGAATACAGCAATGACGACGGCGCCGAAAGCGCCACGTTAGCGCGGGTCGGTTTTTTAGGTGACGACGGTTATGGTTACGGCGCTATTGGCCGGATTGCAGCATAAGGGGCGAATAATGAACAACGAACCAAACAATTTACAAATCGTTTTAATGGCGCTGGTTACGGCCGCGGTTGTGTATGTCGTGCTGTGGTTAGCAATGGCAATTTTTTAAGGGGTGGGAAATGAATTTAATTAACAAAGTAATTTCGCAAATCAATATCAATGAAATAGCACAGACAAATTACGACGTGCAAGTTTTAAGGTGCTGTGCATTACAAACAATTAAAAATTGGATTGATACTGACGGTCTTTATCAGTTTGCAAAAAATCATAACGTTTTGGTTGACGGGTCGGCTGAAGATTTTGCAATTCAATTTTATAAAACTTTTAACGACGAAGTTTTTTACGTTTATTGATTTTTAAGGGGTGGGAAATGTTTGCAGATAAGTATCAACTTGAAACCTGGGCGGGGCCTTCAATGGCCACCATCAGGGCCAGACAACAAGCGGCCTTCGGTGGCCGGTGCAAGTGCGGTAAATTGCGTGACCCAGTTACAAAGTCCAGCGGGTCGCGCACCTGGTTGTCGTGCTTACGTTGTTTAGGCACGGTTCAGTTGACAAACAAAGTTAAGCGGGCTTACAATTAACTCAAGCCGGAAACGGTCTTTTAAAGGAATTATGATGGAAATAAAACTCTACGATCCACCTGTCCCCCAGGTTGTGACAATCAAACCGGCCAGCATACTCGACCCCAACTTCGTGTATGTACCCGCGGCCAAAACAGACATTCTCAAACGCTTTCGCGCATTAGGCTGGATTCCCCCATCCGAATTAAAGGACAACAAATGAAATTATTTATTGTCCTGGCGGCCGCAGCCACGCTGGTCGGTTGCGGCGCGCCCAACATTACTACAAACGCGCAACAACACATGATTCTGGACAAACAGATTCATCCAATGTCGCGTAACGAAGTTATTTCCGCGGTAACTGAATGCACGTCATCCGGCCTTCGTGCTGTCATGTTGTACGGCAAACGCAAAGTCAACAACTACACAACAGAAATTGTCGTTGATGTAACTTGCGCCCCCAAATACTAAAGGAACACTCATGGAACAATCATTTAGCAGAGTTGCGGCCGCCCTGGTCAAAGCACAAAAAGCATTTGGCCCAGCCCTTAAAACTAGCACAAACCCACACTTTCGCAGTCGTTATGCTGACCTGTCCGCTTGCGTTGAAGCGGTCATTGACGCGTTAAACGACAACGGGATTGCATTAACTCAACGTGTCAGCCCATGCGACGATGGCGTTATTGTTGAAACCGTGTTTATTCACGAATCAGGCGAAGTCATTACGTCTGGCCCATTGCACGTTCCAGCCGCCAAACAAGACCCCCAGGGCTACGGTTCGGCGCTGACATATGCACGTCGGTATAGTTTGATGGCCGCTTGCGGTATCGCCCCCGAAGATGACGATGGCAACGCTGCAACACGACGCACACCAGCTGCACCAGCACAACCTACGCCAGACATTACCGACCACTTGTCAGCCATTGAGGCCAGCGCCAATAGCGACGAAATGGCCGCGGCATATAAGGCAGCATACGACGCTTGCCAGGGTAACCAATCACTTCAGGCCAAAGTTATCGCAGCTAAAAAAGCCAGAATTGAACGCGCTAAAAAAGAAAAACTTGCAAAGGAACAACCAAATGAGTGAGATTGAACAACGTACCGACGAATGGTATACAGCCCGCCTGGGCAAAGTTACTGCGTCATCCCTGTACAAAGTATTGGCCAAAACCAAAACCGGCTACGGCGCCGACCGCGGCAATTACATGACCCAGTTAATTTTGGAGCGTGTAACCGGCAACAAAGCCGATTCATACATGAACGCATCCATGCAATGGGGTATCGACCAGGAACCGTTTGCCAGGGCTGCATACGAAGCCAAAACAGGCGCTATGGTTGACGAAGTTGGATTTGTCCAGCATCCAACCATTGAAATGTCTGGCGCGTCGCCTGACGGCCTGGTGGGTGACGACGGCATGGTTGAAATTAAATGCCCCGACAGCAAAACAGCGTTGGAAGTTTGGTTGTCCAAAAACCCAGTCGAAAGCAAATACTTTGCTCAAATGCAATGGCAAATGCGTTGCGCGAATCGCGCCTGGTGCGATTACGTTGTATTTGACCCGCGTATGCCAGTCAAGGCCCAACTGTTTGTTACTCGCGTAACCCGTGACGACGAATGGCTGGCCGCAACCGAACAGGAAGTCGTTAAGTTTTTATCTGAAGTTGACGAAAAAATTGCCGCACTTAAAAAGTTTATAGGGGAATAATATGTCTAAAGTTTTAAAGGAAGTTAGTTGCGTTGTTGGTGAATACGTCAACAGTAAAGGGGAAAACAAAAAACGATACCAACGCATTGGGTCAATTATTGACACTAAAAACGGGCCAATGCTTAAGGTTGACGTTATTCCGCTGCGCGAAGGCGGATGGGACGGCTGGGCATATCTCAACGACCCAAAACCAAAAGAATCTGACATGGCCACCAATATGCAACCTCAGCGCCCCCAATACGACGGCTTGCCAGACGAAGACCATCCATTCTAAGGAGTGACAAATGAACAAAACCGACGCAGTTTTGCAGCATTTAAAAAAACATCCGATAACTTCCTGGGAAGCAATCCAAAGTTACAGGGCTACCAGGTTAGCGGACATTATTTTTAGGTTGCGCTGTAAGGGATATAACATTAGTACTGAATTGGTCGATAACGGGGAAGTTAAATTCGCCCGTTACCGGTTACATAAGCATTGATTTGGCTTTAACCTTTACCGCGGCAACACGGTTTAGCCAGCCTTTACCGAATGTTTCAAATGTATTCAGACTTCGGTAAAAATCCTCTTTAGCCTGGCTAAACTTTTCAATCAATTCATCAGGTTGATATTGATTGACCGCGGCCAACGTAACTGGCCCAATCCCACCATCAGCCGGAACCCCTACGGCAGTCTGTAAAATTTTTGCAGACCGCCCAGGGCCAGCATTGACCGCAAAATCAAACACCAAATAGTCAATGCCGGATGGCATTTCGTCGCATCGACAAGTATCCCAAAATCGTTTTTTATACAAAGGCTCAACCATTTCTGGCGTTAACGAACGCATTTCGGCCTCATCAGATTCACGGCCAACCCATTCTTCCCAAACCCGCTTGGTGACGCCCAAATTGGTCATGCCGCCTGGGTCAGACGGATGATTAACATAGCCCCCCTCTGAGGCCAACATCATTTCAAATGATTTTTGCCAATTGTCTTTCATTTATTACGCTCCAAATTAAGTTTTACCCATTTTTGTAATGCAATTAACTTTGCGGTTTCTTCGGCGCAAAGTCCAACAATGGAAGGGTCGTCGGCGGTTCCAGCAATGCTGGGGGCGGGCTTGGAAACGGCGGGCATTGAACCGGTACTGGGATTACATTGCTGCACCCGACCAGCATACTGGCGACGCAAAGCGGCAATCCTAGTTTCATATTCATCTTTTACCCCTTCAGTAATGACTTCGGCAATTTCAACAGCACTTTTATTGGCGGCCTCTTGCGCTTCACCGGCTGCTTTAACTTCGGCGACAAACAGTAAATGCTTATCACGCATACGATCATAGCCAGCCCAGTAGGATAAGGCTAAGGCAATAGCAACTGCGGCAATTTTGGCATAAAGAATCATTTTTGAAGCACCAGCCCACGGGCAACAACTTCCATGATTGATTTTGAATAATCAAGGTCAGGTTCATTCAACCAGCCAACCGTAATTTGACCAATAAACTGGCTAATATCTGGGGGAACAGAAACCCGACAGGTATAACGTACCCCTTGGTGGATATACCACAACCCAGCTTCCGACTGTGGCCGCAAATAAGGCCCACATGGTATTTCACCAGCCATAAGTTTTATTACGTCTGCGTTGTTGCTTTGGTTGCCAGAAAACAGCCCTACGTTCGTACCCTCTAATAGCTTTTGTCTGCCACCATCTTTGGCGTACGCCCTTACGAGTACGCGCTTGTTCAGAATAGGGTCAACCGCAAAAATAGAAACAATCTCAGCCTTGGTTTCACGAAACAACATGGCCGCAGCAATGTCGAATCTGTCCTCGTCTAGCTTTGGCAACTCTTTACTTTTTAGGTAAGCGCCAATCATTACGCCCTGGTGCGTATAAATGAAATAACCAATAAACCCAAGTATGCCTAATAAAACAACTACGAATAATTTAAAGGGGCTGTTGACATAATTCAGTACGCTCATTAGCGTATCTTTGTGGTTATTGTTGTTTTCCATGTGTATCGTCGTATGTCGCGAACCCAAAATATGCGGCCACGACCGCGCCAATGAAACCGTAAAACGGCAACGCGATTTGCCCTAGCGTCGGGGATTCGGTGGCCAGTATTAACAATGGAAACAACAAACCGGCCAGCATGGATAGCCATGCCATCTTGCGCCGGTTTTTCCATCGGTCAATCATTTATCAACCTTGTTGTCCAACTTATCGAATATCTTGCCCAGCATTGTCTTTACTTCGGCAATGTCGCGGTGATATTCGTCTTTGGAAACGTAAGTCATGGGCAGTTTGCGAACGTCGTCGTCCAGCCTATCAATTGCTTTTGTGATGTTGTTTAAGACCCAACCGCCAAAAAATGACGCCAAACCAATCACAATGTTAAAAAGCATTTGTGTATCCATTGCTACTGCCCCGCTTTGCTGATGTCGTCTAAAGTTGAACCTGCACCTGGTTTAAGTGCTTTTTCCGCCTCTCGACGCTCACGCGCTGACCGAATTACACGTCGGGCTTCGCTGCCAATCGGGTAGCCGAATGTTTTTAATCCCGCAATATTGCCAACTTGCTCTAACCCGCCAGCTGCCTTGTTTGCAAGATAGCCAACCAAAGTGTTGGAATTATTGACAAATGACCCGCGGGGCTGGAATTGAGTATATCCCGCAACGTTGCCCAATGTTTTCAATTGCAATTGACTGTCAGGGTCAAAAATTGCTGAAAAATTATTTACATCATCCAGTTTTTTTAATGCTTTGTTGTAGTTGGCCTGGCTGAAATTGCCTTTGCCGTCCACAATTCCGGCTTTATCTGACAACCAGTTAATTGTCCCAGCCTTCATATGCTGATGCGCGGGTGTTTCGCGGCCCAACGTTTCAACCATCGTGTTGATGTTTTTGTTAACACCGTTGACCACAAACTTATCGAAATATTTGTCGGCCGGTACAGCATCATCAATTGCGGCCTTATAGGCTGGGTCTTTTTTCAGCGCATCAAATCGCGACTTTGCCAAAGTACGGGCTTTGTCAGCCAATGGCTTTAAATTAGCTGCCTCGCCTTTCAATGGCAACTGCTCCAGGGATTCGCGCACAATGCTGGCGGCCATCGCGGCGTTACCGTCACCAGACCGTTCGGCCTTACGGATTTCCGCGGCCAGGTTGGTTCGCATGGCTTCAAACTGTTCAAACGTCATGGGTTCGCCATTTTTAAACCGGTCTAGCTGGTTTTTAATTGGCGACGGCAAAAAATCTGTTTTCAGTTTTTTAGCCAAAGCGCGTTCGGCATTTTTGGCCAGCGTCACACCATCCACTGGGAATTGACCACCGGCTGCGTCTTCTAATGCTTTGTAAGCCTGGCTGATTTCAACGCTACGGGCGTCGTCCAGCGTTTTGTATGCGTCAATAATGGCCTGGCTGGATTCAATCGTTTTGGTTGCGTATACGTCCGGCGCGGCCTTTTCGCGGATCAATGGAACGTTGTCCACCAGCTGTTGATTCTGTTGATTGAACCGCTGTGCAAATTCAGGCTGGCTGCCACGCAAGTTTTGTTCACGCGACAGCTTCACGACGTCGCCGGTCGCCTGGCCCTCAGTCAAACGCACGGGGATTGGTAACGAATCGCCTTCTAGGTGTCGCAACACTACAGGGGTGTTAATTTTATCTAGCGGCATATTGCCGTACAACTGTTGAAATTCAGGCGTAGCGGTAGTCAATGCCTGACGAACAATCGTCGCATCAGGAACACCCATCGCGCCAATACTTCCGCGGCCAGGTGTAGCCATGCTTGGCACTTCGCCAGGCATAGCTTGACTTGGTGCGCCAAGGGTCGGCGCTCTAGTTGGCATGGTTGTTGTGCCAGGCGCAATGGCTTCAACGGCGCGAGTGACGCCACGCTGAACGGGGGCGGGGGTTGCCTGTTTGGCAACGTCCAAGGCTTTTTCACCGACAAATTGCGCGGCTTGACCAATTTCGCGGGTGACTGCTTTGCCGCCTTTTGTAAACGGTAGCGCAGCACTTCCCAGTTCCATGTAATACTGAACGTCAGCCTTGGGCATACCGGTTTGTTTACTAATCCAGTCGGCGCCTTTATCGACGTTTTCGCCAATAAATTTCATCAATTGCTGGCTAGCTTCGCCTTTATATTCGGGCGTCTCTGTTATTCCAAATGCTTTGCCAAATGGCCGGTCGATTGCGCTAGTAACCGCTTGCTGTGTTTCCGCAGCCTTTTCTGGTGATTGGCCAGCAACACGGGCGATAGGATAGGTAACCATTCCAACCGCACCAGGCACAACGCCATAAATGGTATCTGCCAACGCTGCGCTGCCCCGCAAAAGTTCGGTGACTTTTTGGGAAACCTTACCTTTTTTAGGCGGCTCACCAAATGCTTCACCAACGGCTGCGTTAATTGCATCCGGCTTCATTAAATCGTCAATAGACAACTGGCCAGGCGTTTGACCGCTTGGTTGTGTTGTTTGTGCTGGGCTTGACGCTGGTTGCGTCATTAAATTCATGCCAGGTGTAATTGGCGCAGTTGGGGATGTATTTGTGGCGCCAAAATAACCAGCCGCTTGCACGTCGCCACTTGGAATTGGCGGCTGCATATATTGGCTAAGTGGATTAACGTAAGAATTTGGCCCAGTTTTTGCAGACGCTGGTGCTGCCTGTGGCGCGGCCTGGGGGGCGGCTTGCGGTGCGCCCTGGAAATTTGACATGGCCACCGCATGAACGGGGTCACGTTTACCTAGGGGGCGGTGAATACCAAATTGACGCAAAAAGTCTTCAGGCACGGACGGCGAAATGTCCACCGCGTCTTCGTGAAATGTTTTGCGGTCTGGATAATCCGCGGGGTTGATTGGCATATAAATGTTTTTATCGCCAGCTTTCCAGCGGTCATACAAACGCTGTTGGTCTGCGCGGGTACGAACACCGCTGGTAATCGGCAATTCTTTACCAAAACGCTTGCGGTATTCCTCTTGCGCCAAAGTTAAGCGGCCGCTTAACTCAGGGTTTAGCCCTTGCAAGTTGGGGGTCATTGCAAACGGATGGGCGCGGCCACCAGTCTGAGGCTTGACGCCAAAGACTTCGCCCACCGCGGCATTGATTTGGGCGGGGTCAAATAAATCAGTAGCCATTACTGCCCCTTAATTAACTTTTGCATTTGCCCAATATTATCAACCAGTTTTTTATACCCTGGTGAATTTGGGCCACCGGCGGCTGTCACAACTTCGCGAATTGCATCCTTGTCATTATTTTTCATGGCGTCAAACAAACGAATGGCGTTAATGTCCACGGTTTGCGCCCACTTGTTTTGGAAGTCACGCACGGCAAACGGGTCGTTAGATTTTCCAAATGCGCCTTGTGCGCCTTGATTAAACAAATCTGTTGCCGTAGACAATGCACGGTTAACGCGGGCGGTTTGTTTAATTGCCGGCGCTGTCCAGCTGGTTGTGCCGGAAATTTCGCCAGCAATTCCACGGGCCGCATCAGTACCGCCAAGGCCTGACGATTGGGCCAAAGACGCTGTTTGTAGCGCCATGTAATGACCCAGCTGGTTCAGGTTAGTGGCGTTATCGCTAGTGAATGGCAGTCCGGCATATCCACCAGTCAAAGCCCCCACAAAGTTTGCGCCGCGACCGGTAATTACGTCATCGGCCAGTTTGATGATTTGGTTGTTGTTAAATGTTTGCAATGGCACTTGCTGGGCAGCATTCATGCTGTTCATGCGAATGTCGTTTGCTGCTTGCAATGTCTGTGGCGTTTCACCTGGACGCAAACGCGCAACAGGCGTTGTGGTTTCTCCACCCGTCATAGGCTGCGTTGTAATTGGCGCGGGCGGCTGAACAGGAATAGACGTGGCCGCGCCTGGTGTCGGAACGCTTGGGGGCGGCATTGGTGCGCCTGGCGCTGTCGGCGTAGAAACTGGCCGCGGCACTTGATTTCCAGGCAATTGCGCGGCTCCTGGTGTTCCAGTTCCAGCGCGTTGACCAACAAACCGACCGTTTGCGTCATATACGTTGACGATTGGGTTGTTGTTAATGTCGACTTGGCCGGTTGGCACTTCGCGACTTCCAGGCGGAAGTTGCGCGGTAACCAATGGCTGTTGACCCACGGTAACGCTTGGCGCTTCGCCCGCAACCGACGGACGGGTTGTGGTCTGGAATGTCGCAGCGCCCGTGCTGGCCGTACCGACCTGTGGGGCGAATGTCGCTTGTTGTTGCTGTGGTGATAATAACGAGTTTGCCGCAGCAATTGACATTGAAGGCAAATCGGAACCTTCAGGAAGCAAATTCAATGTGCTTTTGTATCCATCAACCAAATTTGCCAATTGTTTATTGTTAGGATTTTCCTTAACCAACTGCTCTAATTCAGAGATATATGCGCGTTTATCCTGAACCCCAAGACGACCCATGATGGACAGGCGCGAAGCAATCATTTCGCGCTGGGTTTGTGTCAGGTTTTGCGCCGCCTGGCTGGCTTGCGTCTGGGCTGTGGATAACCCTGTTAATTTGCTTACAACGTCAGCCCCCGTTAGTGGTGCAATTCGCATGACTTCCGCGTTTAGCTTGTCCAAATCCATGCGGCCTTGCGTCTGGAAATTTTCAGGGCGCGACAAAAATTCTTGCAGCCTTGCTCGCTCTTTTTCCTGTTGCTGCTCAAGGTTCAGACTAATGCCTTCGCGTTGATATTGCTGCGCCCCGCGGGCAAAATTCATCATATCGTTCAAACTCATGCCTTGCACGGGTTTGATTTGACCTGCAACTGGGGTAACGTTTAATAATTCAGCCATGTTATATCCTTAAATTATGCAACAGTTGTTCCCATGGCAGTTAAGTCGGCTCCGGCCGCGCCAGGTCGATTCAACAACGAGTACATAAAGCCAGCATTTCCAATACCTTGTAATCCGCCAGCATATGCATTGGCCGCACCAATTTGACCGGCGCCCAATGCTGATGCGCCACCAATGGCGGCTTGGCCGATGTTTCCAGCTGCATTCATTCCAGCCTGGTTAACCTGTGATTGGCCGGTTTGGCCAATGCCAGCAATGCCAGCTAACGTGTTATAAATTTGGCTACGCTGCGCCAAAACTTGCGGCATAGCTGTTCCTACGGTGTAGTCAATAGCAAATTTTTGTGCGGCGCGGTCTACATTAGAACCGCCTCCGCCCACGTTTGCATTCATTCGGGCTGCGCCTGTTCCTTGTTCCATAGCAAATTGAAAACCTGGCAAACGCTGGATTTCTGCGGCGGTAACGGGCCTGGTCAAACTTGGCAGCAATTTCCCGATTCGTGTCAATGCTCCGTATCCAGCCTGGCGATAGGGGCCTTGTTGTTCGTTAATAATATCGAACATTGCTCGCTGTTGGTCAGCGGCATATTGCGCGGCGTCGGCTTGTTTCGATGCGGCCGACCTTGCTGCGCCGGCTTGCATTACGCCCCCAGCAACACTGGCAACCGTCGAAGCAATTAAAGCGGTTTCGATACCCATTTTTATTCCTTTACCATTAACCCATTGCCATCATTGCGGAATTGTAGGCGATGCAATATCCCGTACATATATTCATGACCTTTAGTTACTTTTGTAATGACTTTTTTGCCAACTAACAATTCAAAATACAAACTTTTAGTGAACCATTTTCTACGCCATTCAGGCTTAATTGAAACATGAACCTCACAATCTTTGGTATAAATTGCGCCAATTGGCTGGTCATTTTTTACCAATGTTTTAACTGTCCAATCTTGTAAGCCTTCCACATACTGGTCAAACGGAATTTTAATTGTCCAATCAGTAGCTTCATAGCCTACTTTCAAACCAGTTTCGCGGTCATCAACAATTTTAGTGGTCAAAATTTACCCCCACCAATGCCGTTAAGTGCTGTTAATGTTGTAAATCTACCAGAGGAAGGGATAGTTAAACCAATGGTTGTGTTGTCAATGCTTCCGCCGTTGATAACTTGATACTGAATAGTCGCAGACGTTAGCTGCGGGTTTTGCAGCCAAATGATCCATTCACGCGAAGGCCGACCCGTGTTTTCTTGAATAAACGGGGATGTTGGAAACGCGATGTTGCTGTTTACAGTTGCCATCAGTTATCCCCAGCTGACGCCTTTAAATTGGCAGAGATAATTACAGCTTTTACTGGGTCAGTTAACGAAACCTCAAAAATGCGATCCCGTGACCAGCCTAAACGTCGCCAAATTGCTCGATTTAGATAATTACCAATTTTCCCAATGCTGACCCAATGCTCATTTGACCAGGTAGAACCGCCGTCATTTGACCAGCGCAACATCGCTTGCGGGTTGTCGCCTTGGCCTGTGGATAACCCAACCCCAGGCTGGAATTGGATTTGAAATTCCTCAAAATATTGGCGCTGAAGGTCGGAAGTAATATGGGGGGCGCGTCGCAGTCTGCGGATTGGATTCCCAGCATCAGTAAACGCGTCAAAACTCAAACTGTAAATTTTGCCGTTTTCGTAATCGCCCACCAGGTTTTTGTTGGCAAACGCGATGCCGCAATTGGCGCGGTGACGCTCATATGTCGACGTGGTTGTATTCCAATACAGCCATTTAAACCATTGCTGAGTTGTTAAATCATAAACCCAAGTTAAATCAATTTGCGGAAACGTAATGACGTAAAACTCATGGCCTTCAACTTGAAACGTCCATGCCCGTGCGTCGGAAACATCATAGCCAACTAGACTATTTTCAACGGCATGATTTGACAGCCTGACATATTCATAGCCTCTCATTTGGCCAATGGTTGCGGTTCCCAGGGTATCTCGGCCAAGAAACATAAACGTTTCAGCAAACCTGGCAACAGAAAATGGTGCGCCGCAACCGTTTTGGCTGGACGTGCCGGCCACGCGCTGGAATGGGAATGTAATAAGGTTCGGAATAACGCTTCCAACATCAACCCATACTTCAGTAGTCACTTCGCCCAACAAGTAAACCTGTCGATGGTCGACAATCAATGAAACCAATGTGTCTGGCGAACCGTCTTTTGACCCATACAATAAAGTCGTAGAAAGCGGGGAACCTAAGTCAGTAACCGCCCAATTTTGCGTTCCTGGCTCATTGTAGGCAACGTAATTGTCAACCGTATCAACAACGGTTGCGCCTTCCCAATCCCCATCGCTGGACGGCAAAACCTGGAATTTATTTGTGTCAACAATGTAATAATAACGATGCGCCCCGTCCACCAAATACGCGGTTAACCCATCGGAAGTCATAATATTGTCAGTAATGCTGACAGGCCCTTCGTCGCTTAACAAAGTGCCAACTTCCAGGTAGGTTAGGTCGGTAGCAATTCTATAAACTTTATTTCCACAAACTGCTATTGCATATTTGAGGCCTGACAATGCCCGCATCCCGCGGATTTCTCCAGGCGTCGGGAATTGTATTTCGGTGACTAGGCCTGGCGTTGGGTATAGGGCCACGATCCCGCGTTGACCAGGCTGTTTTGTTGGGTCAATCTCAGGATAAAAATTGATGCATTCCTGGTCGTTTTGATAGATTGACCGCGTAGTGTAAGACGCGCCAACGAACCCGAAGTCAGGCATTAGTTAAATCCCCCGTCCAGAATGAACGCTGCATCTTTTGGCCGACCAGTCATCAAAACGTCTGGATAACGCGATACTTGCGGCGGCTTCATGTTTGTACGCTTAATTGTAGCCTTTGCATGGGCCGCATATGCATTTATTTGTGCAATTTGTATCTGGTTAACCTTGCCGTACATTGGCATAAGTCGTTCAGCCAAACACCAGCGCAGCGCCATGTTGTAACCCTGCGGGAATTGGATTTCACCGTATAAGTCATCAAAATTTCTGAAAATTGTCTGCGTAAACAGGTGCAATTCGCCTTGCGAAGGGTTTGGCCAAACGTAAACTGTGGATAACTGTTCGGAAGGTTGATAGTAAATTGACTTAGGCCATGGCCCGTTCAATGACTTCAGGCCAATTGATTCGTATTCCTCAAGGCTCAAAATTGCAATTGGATAGTCCAGGCCGCCGCCATAAATTGGGACGCCATTAGACGTTGTGGTTACCCGTACAAACGCGCTTTCGATTGTTAGCGGCCGTTCGTAATACGAATCAATAATTTGGCTGACGACTGGGGTTAAATGGCTGCGGCTGACTGTGTAAGTACCGCCTTCATTAACGTTGCCGCCCGCGCCAGTTCCAAAGCCAACAATCGTTGTCCCTGACAATACGCCTGGGCCAGTTAAAGTCATGCCCATCGTAATGGCGCCTTTAGTGACGCCATCATTTGGGACAGTCAACGTTGTGCCGCTAATAGACCCAACAAACCTGGCTGAAACATTAC